AAATTACCTGCAACGCTTACATTGCTATCAAACGTAGAAATGCCTGTTACATCAAGTGTTCCAGGCACATCAATATTCGATGACCATTCAACATCGTTGCCAGCGGCATTAGTTTGTAGTAGTTGATATGCATTGCCATCAGCTAATTTACTAACTTGGATTTCAGCTGATGCACTGATGTCAGCATTGACAATGCTTCCATCAACAATATTTGTAGATGTGACCGTCACATTGTTTGGTAAGGCACCAGCTGCAATATCACTTGGAGACACTCCACCAGCAATGCCAGACGAAGTAATCGTGATACCAGACGGCAGAGCACCTGTCCCGAGTTTGGTTAATGCAATTGCTGCTGTTGCATTGATGTCTGCATCAACAATTGTCCCATCAACAATGTTTGAACTAGATACAGTAATCCCTGTTGGCAAACTACCTGTTGCCAGCTTTGACAATCCAATAGCTGCACTGTTACTTATATCTGCATCTTGTATTGTCCCATCAGCAATCATGGTGCTGGTGACGGATCCTGTATCTCCAGTGGATACTAATGTGCCTGTGGCATCTGGCAGCGATAAAGTCCTGTCAGCAGTTGGCTCAACTACTGTTAAGCGAATCTCATGAGCGTTGGCATTTGCCCCCTCAAATACAACCTTACCGTTGTTGAGATAAACATCCGATGAGTTAAGGTTTACACCTGCATTCAACACAAGATTGCCTGTCATTGTGTCGCCGTTAGAATTCACGTAACGGTCATCCAATGTTCCTGACTGATGACTCAGATTAGAGGGATCAGGAATTAGGTTTGTATCAAACTTTTCTGTACTAGCATCTACCCATTGAGTGGTTGTGCCATTATTGTAGTAGTAATAAAGTCGATTATCGTCTGTATCAAAATATAAATTGCCTGCTTCTAATCCAGCAGGTGGTGTTGAAGCTGCTTGAATTGATGCCTCATATCCAGTAAATGATAGGTTATCCTTTCCTGCAATACGTACAATATTCCCATCGCTATTTTTAATGAAGATAGCTGGATCACTAGCATTGAAGTTTACAGCTAATTCACCATCCAGCATGTTGGGAGCTGTTGGTTGTTTCGCTGAACTACTGTCTAAAACATTAGAGTGCTTTAATTGAATCTTCATCGAGAACGCCCTAGACTATCTTCTTGATATATCTATTTTAGCTTTTATCTTTTGGACTATCTTCCTCATACATTTTTGCTAAGTTTGCGTGGATCTGATCTTGCAGTACTTTGCCTAGCATGTGTTGATATGTCATCAATAACTTAGTTGTATCTTTAAGACTATTTTGTAGAACTCCAACGTCTTTGCAAGACTCGATGTCGTCAGTAATCACTCGTAGTGTTAATACCTTTTCAAGAGGAAGCTGATAATCTTCAGACTTAAACATAAGAATCTATATTAAACTCTCATTTCTCACGATAACGTATATCTTTATTGTTTGCCTTCGAATACCATATACGCAGTCTTGGTTGGATCTAAGTTAAGACCTTTGGATAATGCAAATACAATTTCCGATATTGAGATGCCAGTACGTCTATACGAACGATCAAAGTTGTCATAACTTTCTTGAATCTCTCTAGACATCTTTTCCTCAAATCCTTCTCTTGCCTCTAAGGTTGGATACTTATTCGGCTCGATTACCTTTATGTCTTCATTGAACATTGTTGCAATTGTATGCTTGCAAAGCTTGAAACTTAATCTATGAGATTCTGATTCCCAGCTACTGACCTTACCCGCTGCTAATGATTGTCCTGCGATTCCATAGTCATCTTGTCCCTGTGCAGTAGGCAATGGATATCTTTTTTGCCTATTTGTTTTTCTTGTATCCTCATTCTGATTTGCTTGAGGCATACTCAACATAGACTGTGAATGGTTTGGACAGCTGCATGAGTACATGTCTGCTGGAAGTAACGTAGCACCAACTGTAAACACTTCATCCATCCATGGATTGACATCTGTATCTAGGTTTGTCCACTTAGTATCAGTTGTGTATGACTTAGTAAAGCTGTTGTCTGAGAATACTAATGTAGTCCCATTTGTTAGATCTGGATATAAATTGATCTCTGAAAAATATGGTTGAGCTTCAAATATAAAATTACCGTTTACAATATCTGACTTTTGTACTACAAAGGGCAAGATCGAATAAGAAATGTCTTGTACTTTTGGTGATATGAAATCACCAGTTATGTATATTCCTGGGAAAAACTTTTGATAATCAGACTTTCTAAATATGTATGATCCGTCAATAGTAATAGATGCATTAGTCGTGCTAAATACTGTTGGCAGTGCAGTTAGATCTAGCATCGCTGGAGGGAGTGCGTTCACACCTTGATCTAGTCCAACCAATGTTTGACTTGTTTCTGTCTCTCGCATCGAAAATTCAAAGAACCGATCATCATCTGTGTAAGCTGAACTATCAAGTGACGCAATTGACTTTTCAATAAAGAAGTTGTCTACATAAATTACTTTGCCATCAAGCAAACTGGGATTGCTCAAGATGTCTACTGGAGCTTGTTGCGGTTTGTCCTTATAGTTGATACCTTGGTTTGGTACAAAACTTCCTGTATTATCACTAACAATTACATCTGCAATTGGTATGCTTACGTTTACAGTTGTTTTACTTTGAGTAAAACTTACTATCTTTTCTAATTCTGTCGATAACGTTTTGCCTTTATATAAACTTGGTAAACCCTCTGATGTCAATACTCTTTTTAAAGTTGCTTCAGTTTTACCATTTTGAGACAGTAGTCCATCAGCTATCCTGTCACCAATCATTTGAGGAAGTAAGTCTCTATTAGTAGTATCTGGATTTATAGTTACGTATATTTCTCCGTTTGCTTTGTTTGTTGGATATACAAGTGGGTCGTTTTGAATACTGACAATTGTTCCTAACGATTTTGCTTCTTGTGATTTTTTAACAACGTAATACGTATTGGTATCAGCATTGGCTGTGGGATACTCATATCCTGTGTAGGTATTGTCGATCTCGTACGGCTTTCCTTTGTATAGCGTTGAATTAATTATTGCATCCTTAAATGGGCTGTTAGTGACTGACTTTGGAAGACCTGGATCGTAGCTAGTATCTTTGACTTTTAGGTTTTCCCATGCAGCACGATTATAAATTTCAAAGCCTTTTCTCCACTTTACCCAATCACTATCAAGGTTCCATTTTTCAATAACAGTACGTTGCACAATGGATCCGTACTGACGATTACCTGGATAATATCCAGCAGCGCCAGTACCTTTGCCTTTATCTAATCGTCCAAAGCCTTTAAATGCAAATGACTCTGAACTACCAAAGCCGTTCTGCTTTCTTGGCATCAATAGAATCCGCCGTGTACTCCAAGTAATGGAGCACTAGTTGCAGTATCGTTTGCACTTTGTTTCTTAACAGCTGCCCATAGCGCTTTTCCCTTAGGAATATAAAGAGCTTGAAACTGTGTACCAATCACAATACTAGAATCTGTAGACCCTCCTCCTGGTACTGGATTTAGTACATACGGCATTCCACCATATACCGTTTTAGATCCTTCAGTTGTAGCTCCATTGAAGGTTCCAAGAAATGCAGCTTGCGATGGAATTAGAATATCCTTCACAGTTGCCAGATACATGTTGACTGTATAAGCAGTCGTGGTCTGCCTTGCAAGCGTATAGATCTCACCAAGGATGGCACCATCATTTGTGGTGCAATCAACGATCAGCTTAGCTCCGTTTGAACCACCAATGGTGATAACAGATGTTTGCTCAACTGTTGCACCGGCAAGGTCAACAATATTGTGCAGTACGTTATCAACTAGTAGCGGTTGCTTATTAGTAGATGTAGAAGCCATTATGCATTACCTTTGTTTGATTTACCTTTCTTGGCGATAGTTGTTTTAGTGCTGCCAGGGACCATTGCCATTGGGTCCGGCATCATTGCTGGCTGACCAGTTAGTCCCATAGCGCTCTGGGGTTTACCTTCCATACCAGGTCCTGTGTTAATACCAACTGCTGCCATATAGTCTGCAGGAGCTTGAAGCGTATTCACAGCACCAAATGGAGTGTTGCCTTGATATCCTCTACCCAACGGCATTGATGTAGGAACTTGCGAGCGTGCAATCATTCCAGGATCAACAGCTCCCAGTTGTGTTGCATTGACTAGACCTTTGTCCTGATAAGGGAATTTATTTACAGCCATACCGTTTGGTCCCTGTGGCATTGCACTTAATTGAGGACCAAAGCTAACAACATTGTCTGGATTGTTATTCTGTGTTGTTGGATCCCCAGGTGTCACTGACATGTTCATTGACAACATCGCCCGTTTTGGATCCAGGTTGATTGAATTCTGTTGTGCTTTACTTAGAGCCATTATCAAATCCTCGTAGTTTGTTGACGATCGTTGTTGCCATCGTCTGAATTACCAACAGCATTCCGATACATGGCAAGCTTTTTGTCTAGAGCATCTGAGGCCATATCAGTTTGTTGCTCTGCTTGAGGTTCAGGTTTTTCAAACCTTTCATCAGGCATGGGTTCGCCAGTTGTAATTTGTGGCTGTACTCCTCCTACATAAGGATTACCATCTGCTTGAGCTTGTGCTTGCTTAAGTTTCATCTGATAGTCAGCTTCCTGACTATTCATGGTAATTTTAGGAGCACCGTGTGTATTTACGGCATGCATAATTGTATGGTTTAAATCCTAAGACTATTCTACACTTAACACCAACTTGTGCTGAGCATCATTCGAGTTCCTACAGCAGTATCAGCTGGTCCAGGTACTGCCAAGATAAACTCTGCACCAGCACGTTCAAATGCATAACGACGTACTTCTGGACGTCTGTAGTTTGGTACGTACAAGCTTTCAGCTAAACGGTCAATCTCTCGAAGGTAGATCTCTCTAAAGTAATCATCACCTTTCAGTGGATCTGACGTAGAAATTGTCCGATCAACGTCACCAGAAATAATTTCTTGACGTGATGGATTCAAGATCCTACTTCCATTTGCATCGAAGTAATCATCAGGAATTGCAGCACTTGCTCGCCATGCAATATCACAACGTTTGATGTGATACACAATCTGCTCATACCAGTAGTTATCTGGAATAAGTGCCATCGCCTCTTCTAGGCGGGAACGATCACCAGCAGGAATCTGAGCACCAGCATTAAAGCCTAAGTGAAATCTAGTTTTTGACTTTAGATAATCGTCTAGTTCCATTACGCAGCTCCAGTAATGTTGCTATAGGTATCAGCAAGGACAGATTGCAATTGCTGTGTTTCAGAAGGGGTAAGTGAACCTTCTGTCTGGAGTTTTGCAAGAAGTGTGGCTGCAGGATTGTCTTGCATTGCTGCTACCCTTGCACCTGCTCCAAGTGCTCCACCTAGGATTGCTCCTACCAAACCCCCTGCAAAACGTGGTCCAGGTTTAATAGAAGCTCTTACATTCTGCATACCTGTTTTAGTTACAGGTACTAAGCCTTGACCTTCTGCCAAGCGATCTTTAAGCTTATTGATCAGAAGCCCACCTTGATGAGGAACTTCACCAGCTGCAGCACCCAACAATGCACCTCCACCCATACCTAAGGCTGTGGCAGGAAAAGTGCCCATTTGATTTTGTTGATCTTGCTGCGCTTTAGCTAGTAACGCCTCTTCAATACTAATTGCCATTACTATACTTTGACTTTAATATTACTAGTTTAACTAATAAAGATTAAGTCCTCTTCAATCAATTGATCCCAGTTAACTCTTGGAATATTCTCAAGCTGTTTGAGATTGGCAAAGCGCTCTCCGCTTAGAGACATACGTAGCTCAACAATCTTTTTAGCTGTTGCAAATCCTACGCCTGGTAGACGTTTTGCAATCTGCTCTGCTTGAGCTGCATTCAGATTCAATCGCATATCTTCAATAGGAACAATTGGATCAGGCAATGGCTCTTCAGGAAGCTCTTGCTCTAGTTGTGCAATCTTGACCATTCGACCTTTTTCTCGGTCATAAGGAACAAGTTGATCCAGTGTCATAAACGTGACGTTACCTCCAGCATCTTTAACCATCGCAAATTCTTTATCGTGAGTACTGATAAACTCAACTAGTTTGCCAGTCTTACTATCTTGAAATAACTTTTGATCGGACATATTTTTTGGGGTATTCCTTTTCATATTATAGGCACAAAAAAAGCGCCTCATAAGAGACGCTTGAGTTATCTGATTGTTATTATCAGGTGCCTTGACCAGCTTCAATTCCATAAGGAATGTGAGCGTCACTGGTGTCAGGAGCAGGGGCGGGACGGTAGTAGCAGATCTCGACCAAGATGGCAGAGGGGCTCTTACGGTCTGCACCAGCAGAAGGGTTCTGCTCAGCAGTGAAGTTGGCAGAAGTGATGACTTGAACAGCGGTGTCAGCAGAGGTGCTAACAGCAGTGCCATTGACAATGCCCAGCATTGCGGAGGCAGCGCCATTCGCAGGGAAGAACTTGTCAGAGCCTGCAGTCAGAGTTACTTCACTACCAGTGTCACCAGGAGCGTTACTACCAAGAGCAACGATCTTGACGGTGTTACCGGATGCAGCAGCTTTGACGCCAGGTGCGTTCAATGCAGTGCGATAAACAACGGAATCCTTAGGGATCACGAATGCTTTATCGGTACGGGGCTTGTCATCCTGACGGAGGTCAGGGGACAGAACCTTCAAGTTGTAGGTGCCAGCCGACAAAACACCACCGGAAAGAGTTCCAGCGTTGTCAGGATCTAGGACGAGTGCACCGACGATGCGGTAGAACTCAACACCTGGGAGAGCCTCAACACCCTGTTCGCGATATGCGTTCAGGTGGGCTACATAATTACCGGGAAAAATTACGGACATAGTTAGTTAGCTCCTATCAATATACGAAAGAGTAACCAACCGTAATGAAATCGCGATTAAGCGTTTCAAAACCGGCAAACAGCGACCAGATCATGATGATGAAACGGCTGAAGTCGTCGTTGTTGTTCAACAGAATCTGTGCGTTGTTACCACCAATACCCACACCCACGGCCTGAGGACCGAAGAAGACAAGTTGCGAAGCTGTGTAATCAGCAGCGCCACCGGCCTCATCAGTTACAACCAGGTTGTAAGTAGTTTCTGGCAGGTTGGTGGACTCGAACCAACGGACACCCTCAAAGAGGAAGCCAGTAGGCATAACGGGCTGACCGGCAACAAAGCCAGCTTGACCGTAAGCAGGACCCATGCCTTGGTAGAAGTTGGCATTAGGTGCTTCACCAGGGTTCATAGGATTAACAATCCCTTGACCTGGATAACGTGCGATTTCGCGGAAGTCGGCGTTCTGACGCAGGTGCATCATTGCGGTCGGATCCACGATGCAACGGTAGTAACCATCAGCGAAGGTAGGAACGTTGCGCTTACGCATGTCCTTGACCACTTCGAGGAGGTCAGTCTTGACATCGAATTTTGCGGACTCGCCAGCGGCGTAAGTCACACCCAAGGTGCCACCAGCACCGCCCTTAGCTTTACCGCCGGGCAGGTAGTAACCGCCTTGATCTTTGCTGGCTTGACCAGCAGCTTCTGCCTTCAGCAGTTCGTTTGCGAAGACACGATCACGCCAACGACGATAGTCATCCAGCAAGGTCAAAGAACCGATGCTCTGGTGGAAGACATTCAGGTTGCCGGTATCAAGCAGCAGACGCTGAGCAGTGATCAGGGTTTCACGAGCCACCTTGAAAGTAGAAGGCTGTGAAGCATCGCGAGAATCAGCAGGGCCGGTGTACTCACGAAGAGTAACGAGCACTTTGTCCTTAACGATGTTGCGTGCGGAGGCGGATCCAAGTGTTTGATCGGCAGTCCGCTCACGGGACTCCTTAGTACCAGGCTTGCCCCAGAAGCGATACCGGTCCAACTGAACAGTTTGACCAGGTTGCTTGGAGAAGTCATGAACAACTACAGGCTCAACTGCCATCTCAATGATGTAGGCAGGATGAGGACGGTAAAGTTCTGCACCAAGAAGCTTCGGAAAATCATTATCAATCCACATAGGATCGTAACTCCGTAAGCTAAAAAAGTTATAAGTGACTTCGACTTAGTCACATATAACGATAGTACTTGTTATTGCTATACTTTTAACTATATACCCCAATATTTTGTGGTTATGGAATTTATTGACGATAAAATTTGGACACCTATTCATTTATTGCCTGGATATGAGTGCTGTATTGAATACTATATAAACTCAGTAGGGGAAATAAAAAGCACAAAAGGCAAGTCTGAAAAACTTCTTAAACAACGGAAAAATAAGAATGGATATATGCAAGTAAATTTGACGCAGCGTATCGGTCGCAAGAGAACTATTACAGTCACAGTACATAAATTAGTTGCCCTTGCATTCTTAAAGCCTCCACTGACAATGCCTGGTAGAACAAAAGCATGCAGTCGTGTAGCGCATGTTGATGGTCATAAACATAA